ATGGGTGTAGACAAATACCTGACACCGGTATGGCCTGTGTCGATCCCCATTTGTTACCACAATGGTGTGGGCTGATGTACATCACCAGCACTGGAACTCTGTGGGTAACCGCTACCAATCCGCTAATGGACTGTATCACAGTTAGTTGGGTTACCATATCCAAACGCACTGGCAGGCCGCTCATCTCCTGCTGTCTGCATTGCCGCGGTTGATCATTCCGAATCTCAATGCGTTTGGATATGGTGTCTCCATATTGAAGCACACTAAACGAGGAGTCCTGTTTCGAACCAGTACCGTCTTATCTCTAATGTGCTTCAATATGGTACCACAGAACACAGTTTACAAGAAACGTATTTTGTGGTCAACCATATGACAGGGTCGATACCCTGCCCAGGAGTCTTACCGGTCTGGTTGTCGCCCAGACTTTCATGTATCCTGTCCGCCCGTTTATTTTTTTGAGTGCTTGTGGGACCTCGTTTCCGCTTGCACCTTAAAACAAAAAACCCTGGGTCTTTCGATCCAGGGTCCTTGTAGAATTCTATGTGTTACAACAAGTTCTACAGAGACCCTCCACGATCAAGACGCTCAATTATTAGGGCACAGAAGTTGGGCCAATAGGAATGGCCGGCCTTCGATTGGCTTGCCAATGTTGGTATCTTTGACTGTGTTGAAATCATCATAGTCCTATTGTATAGTCGTTTTATTTATGTGTCAACCGGTGGAGACCTACAAGATCCACTATATTTCGTCCGATCTTACACTACTTATGAAAAACCCTGCTGGTAGCAGGGTTTCTCGTTTGCTACTTGGGTTGCCTTAGGCTCGCTTGATCTCTTCGATGAGACCGGGGCGGAACATATCGCTGAGTTCGCTGTAGACCACTTCGGTGGCTGCTTTGAACTCGTCGCGTACAGTTTCCTTGAGGTCGACGACCTTGATGCCATCCTTGACAGCACGCTCACGAGTGATCTGGATGTCTTCCAGGCTCTCGGCACGCTCGATATGGGCAGCACTCAGGGCAGCGTCTTGGAAAATCTTCTGCTGTTCAACTGTGAGTTCGTTCCAGAGACCCTTGTTCATGATGATGGTTGTCAGAAACAGGCTGTGCTCGGTGTGGTTGATCACAGAAGCTGTTTCGTTCTGCTTCATGCTGTAGATACGGGGATATGTGCTTTCGCCGATGTCCACTTGCTTGTTGCCCAAGGCATCTGCTAGATTCTCGATCTGGATCACAACAGGTTCGGCACCAACTGCCTTCATCGTGGACTCGGCCACTGGGCTGTGCGCTACGCGAACTTTCATACCTTGCATGTCTTCCACGGACTCGATGACCTTGTTGCCGATGATGGCGCGGAAGCCGCCCGAGTATGTGAAGGCCAAGCCTTTGATGTTGCTTTTCTCAGCCAGGCTGTCCATGAGTTCTTGACCGATAGCACCGTCCAGCACGCGAGCAGCGTGGGCGTGATCTTCGAATAAGAAAGGCATGTCTAACACGAACATGTCCTGGTCTACTAGGCCCAGTGTGGTTGTGTACATCTGGCTCATTTCAATGGTGCCGTTATCGACTAGTTTGCGGATCTCGTAGCGGTCCAGCTGTTGGCCGTCCATGTACTGTTCTACATATTCGGTGAGACCCAGTACTTCGATTTCGATTTCGCCATTGGTCTTGGCTTTTACTTCGCTGCTGAACTTTTCAGCGGCGCGAAGGAACAGATCATAGGGTTCGTGTGCGAGTACCCAGCAGATTTTGCGTGTCATTTGTTTCTCCTGGTGTTAGAATGGGATTCTAGTTGTTATTATTTATGCAAGATTCCATTTCGGGCCCAGAGTCGGGATGATTCTGTAAAGACCATTGGAGTCAATGTTGGATCAACATCGTACCCCGATGCTGATGCGAACTGTTGCCAGCGCGGATCTAGTAATAATGCTTTCATGTCTTGTCGCAACTTTCCCAACATTTTTTGCGGTACATTTTTCTGTAGAACCGCAAACAACTGATAGATTTCGGCATGGTCCCAATCGGGCAGCAGAGATGTTGCAGCCGGTGCCCCTAGATGTGAGCGGTCTCCGGTGGCCAATACACAATCAGCCTGACGTTTTTTTACGAGCTGGCTGGCCCTGAGAGAATTCGTGATAATGACATTGACATCATTGGCCAGAAACCCACGCACCAGCGCACCACTGGTTTTATAAGGAACATAAGAAATATCGGAATCCAGACTTTCCAATATTGCCGGCGGATAAACATTCACAGACCCCACCGGGATCCGTTCGTTGGATTTTAGTTTCTTCAAAAACTCGTAGCCGGGCTGTTCGCAGATCATTAGCTGGCTCTTTGTGAGATTGACCACCCAGTTGAAACGATTGGGTTGTATGTCAGAACATTCTTCTAGAGCTAGATATGAGTTAAAGACCACTAGCAATGTGGGTTTTTCGGATCGTAGAAACTCTACCCCGGATTTGACACAATTGCCCGGCACCACGACATTGATTTTATATCCTTTTTCTTCCATCAAGGGTTTGAGTTGTTCGTATAAAAGATACTGTGTGCCGCCAATCTTTGACGATATCACAAAATCAAGTTCTAGTTTTACATCGTTAGCGGCCAATGACGCTGAACAGAAAAATGCCATCAAAAACGAAAATATTTTTTTCACAGCAACATCCTTTCTAAAAATATATATAATATATATTACTACAATTCTTACACTAAAATGAATTACATCAAAACATTCAACGACCGACAAAAAAGAGGCATCGACCAAGTTGGGTATGATTTCCTACAAGCCAAAAAAGAAACCATCAGCCACTGCGATCTCTGCGGCGGGGATAAATTTACCATCATTGCGCATCATGACCGGTATCACTTTCTAACCAAAACAATGTTATGCGAATGCGGCAATGTATTCTTATCGCCACGGCTGAGTGCAGAATCTGCCACTGAATTATACCGTGGTACCTATCGCAGACTGATATCAGCATGGCACGGAAGAGACATCGGTGCCGAGTCAGTACAGCAAGACCAAAAACTCTATTCAGCCGAGATGATATCAGTGTTCGAATCATTGCCGTCTCTCGATAAAAGTAAAATCTCCAGTGTGCTCGATGTAGGCGGCAGCACTGGCACTGTACTCAAAGAAATCGAGTCATGGATCGGAAAATCATGTACTTTGGTGAATATCGATCCCAGCCATCAAGAAAGCCTCCTATCAAATCAAAAAGAAATCACGACCCTATCGGGGTTCATCGAAGATGTTGATACCATCCAACGATTTGATCTCGTGGTCATGACATGGGCTATCGATCATTTGCGTAGTGTGTCGGCCGGACTCGCTAAAATACACCATGTCATGAAGGACGACGGATATTTCTGGATGGACGTCATGGACTTCCGCAAACAGATCATCAAGAAAGGATCAGTGGAAGGTGCCGCTAAGATCGATCACAACTTTTACTTCACTGAATCGGTGATTGAAGAGTATCTAGCACAAGCAGGATTTGGAATAAAGTTAAAGTCGGTGTCCAGCGATAAGTGGCACGTGGGCTATCTTTGTACAAAGACTGTCCCACGAACCATTGACCTTGAACTACTAAGACAAGAAAAATCTAGATTCTATCAATTCACTAGATCACTGAATGAACCAATATTAGACGATAGATATCAATGAATCACTCGCGGACCCAAGCCTTTGATGACCGATTAAACTCATCGGGGGTCAGTGTCGGTTTGAGCGTATAGCCCGACTTTTCTGCAAATTTCGCCCACTCTTCCCCGCCCAGCACTACCTGTAGGTCCCGTTTTAGCTTGGCAGACTGCTCGGGAGTAAGGTTCTTGTATGTCAAGGCATAATACTGCACCGTGTTATTCGACGACCAGGTCGGAAACAGTTGTGTGGCCGCCGGAGCACCTAACGCACGGGTGGTGCCTGTGACTGTAGTACAGCGAGCTTTGCCATCTGCCACTAACTTGGAGGCACGCAACATGTTGGTGATGAATATGTCCACGTCGCCGGCCAAGAAACCTCGTGCTAGATCGCCGCTGCTGGCATAAGGCACATATTGGAAGTTGGGATTCAACGACAGAACTATACGCTTGGGATAAGCGGTCACTGAGCCGATGGAGGTCCGCTGTTGAGCATTGATAGCGCCAACCACATCCATTCCAGGACGGGCGCATAGAGCCAATTGGCTTTCTGTGAGATTGATTAACCAAGTGTTGGCAGTGGGTGCTGACTTAGAGCACTCGGGCAACACTGTATAGGCATTGAACAACATCTCTATGGCTGGCTTTGCGGTGCTTTGGAATTCTTCCTGTGACTTCACGCAGTTGCCATTGACCTTGATATTGACTTCCCAGCCACGCTTTTCCAGCAAGGGCTTGAGTTCTTGTGCCACGCTGTAGAATGTGCCGGTGGTGCTGGATCCAATGATGAGATCCAAAGGTGCAGCCGACGCCGCAGCGGTGGCAGCCAACAGCAATGATAAGATGAGTTTTTTCATGATGTTTTCTTTCAAAAGTTAAAAATTGATTGCTACGAATCGAACCACAGACCCCTCAAGGTAAGGGTATATCAAGAATGAGAAGAGGACCACGCTAGTGTCGGTCCTTCTTAATATGTATCCAAAAAACAAAAAGACCAAAAATAAACACAGCGAGGTGATCAAGTCATTGTTGATCATGCCCGACGATATCACAGCCACGACACTGACTGCCAACAGCATTGCGATCAAGTACTGTTTGCGTATGCGATAGATCATCATAAGGTATCGGGCGCCGTACCAAGCCAACAGCATGGATATCATAGATCCCAACAACACATACGATGCCACAGTGGCGAACATGCCGGGCTCATTGAGAGTGCCAAATCCCACCGACAATCCAGTTTTTTCGATGGCGTTGAGTATAACTACCTCGCTGCCCATGATGGGAATTCCCATGAGCATCAGTGGTACTACGCTCATCAATGATGCACCGTTGTTGGCCGTTTCGGCAGCCAACAACGACGGCATGTCCCCGTCTTTTTCATAAAGAGATTTACGAGACCTTAGGTATTTCTCAACCGAGTAACTGAGATTGCTGGCCAATATAGTAGTGAGACCAGGCACTAGCCCGGAAAAAAAACCTATTACTGTGGATCTCACGACCGTGGCTCGGTGTTGGAACACAGCCGACCATGATCGAGTCCATGATGCTATTTTAATCGACCCTAGGTCAGCGCGACCTTTGATATTAGAAAAAGATTCGATCACTTGCGGAACAGCATACAAGCCCACTGCCAGTGCCACAAATGGTATTCCTGTGCTCAAGGCCGGGATGCCGAATGTCATAGGCTCAAGATAGTATCTCTGTAGGCCAACGTTGGCCAAAAAGATTCCAAGCAAGGCATAAAGTAGATTCACTGCCGGCCGATTGATACCCGACAACACCATCACAGCAAATACCGTCACAAATATCACGGTCTGAAGATTGTTGTTGTAAAAGGCCGCCACAGCATCTGACAGATACATGATGGCATAAAAAAGAGCAGCAGCGACTACCGCGGTGGAAAAAAAGCTGCCAATGGCAGCGGTGCTCAAGGCCAGAGCACCTTGACCTTTGACGAAGAGGCCTGGGCCTTCCCGACATGCCGGTATGCTAGATGATTCACCGGCTACCCCCAATGATGATGCCACTATGCTGCCAGTAAATTGGCTAGCGCCAGCCATGACAGCATAGAAGGTCAAGATCTCGATGGGTGTGAGTGTGATTAAGAAAGGGTACAACAGAACTGCGGCACTGAGCAGGCCAAAGCCCGGCAACAAGCCCACTATTAGTCCAACCAGTAGTGCCAGAGAAAATAAGATCATCGTGAACTGCTAGTCACATGTATGTCGTCGCTCATGGGCACACCCGGCAACATCTTTTCGTGCATGGCTTTGACTTTGTGATAAGGTATGGCTGTGCTATGATCACCGGCATCTAACGGAAAGCAATAACCATAAGAAGGCCTGATCCATTTGCCGGGTATCCAGGCCTGCGGAAACCATTCCGGATACTTGTTGATCCAGTACTGTATGCTGTCGACCCATTTGCCAAATAGATCTCTGGTCTCGGGATGTATGCTGGCTATCATGGCCATGGCCACACCCTTATTGTTCTCTTGGCCGCGGCGAGCCGGGAAATATTTTGACGGATACTGATGCACCATGTTGTTGAATGATCCTTCGGGGATAGGAAATCGTATCTGTTTGATGGCTTCAAACAATTCCACATCGTCGATTTTTTGTTGCATCATGATGTGCGATTCCTTGATCGCGATGCTGGGATGTCCCGGGTCTCGGAAGAAATCAAGATGGCCGGGACATTGTATCTTAAAATCCATGTCACTGAGTACATAGAACCACCGGCCGCAGGCTTTGACGAATCTAGGCTTTTCTGTGCCAATGACATTGACTGCTCGTATTCCTTGATCGAATAATTTCAACATGTCAGGGTAATACCAATAAGGACAAAAGTCCAGTAGACCGCCATGGAATTCGATCTGTGTGGAATGGCTGTATCTGAGATGAGTAGGGTTGGAATATCGTTGCTGCCAATGCCGCCAATCAGAATCGATCACTGTTATCTTGGTGTCTTTTAAAAAGTCTCGATAGTGCTCGAGAGTCTTTGCGACCACATGCGTTTCTTCAAAACAACATAGATCTTCGGGACTCTTGATGAACTTGCGATTGATCACTATCTCGTCGATCTTAGAACTAGTGTTGTAAAATGATCGTAATACTGTATGAGTGTCCCACCCCGCACCCATCATGAGTCTCACATAATCATAGTCTCGCCGTATCTGTGCTGCACGCTCGTTAAACAGATCAAATAGACTGTCACTGGGTTGTTTGGAAAAATCTACTTCTTTCCATCTGGCATCGGGCACAAAGTTCAATCTCGTGCCAGTGTCGACTGACTCCTGGATAGCCATGAGTTTGTTTGAAAATTGGTTGTCTCCTACAGCCCAATGAGATTTTTCATAAACAAAGTCTTGGTACCGAGCCGAAAGATTTTCCGGCAGCAACGGATCATTGGGGTCTAGTTGTAGTGTCATCTTTGAATATATCCGACCAAATCTTGAGTTTTTCTGTTTTCTTATGCTTGGCCATATCTAGGCCAATGGGATCAATGATGCCACGATCCACTAATATGTCGATCATGGCCAACACATCACCGACCTCTTGTTCCAGCATCTTGTCGTGTGTGATGCCAGTTTTATGATGTAGAGAATCCAGACCAAATCTACGACACTTGCTGATCTCTACTATGACTTCAGCACACTCTTCCTGCAAGATATCCAGTGCTTGTTGTATTTTAGTGTCCATGTATGACATGTCGTACTGCGTCCCAGAAAGCCATCTTGTCGTCGATGGACTTGTGCCCGGCAGCTTGTGCTTCTTGGATTTTCACAAGATCGTTTTCGCAGAATATGTTTACTAATTCCACCGCGGCAGGTCCGTGGTCGTCGGTGTCGACTTCGATGTGTCTGCGCAACCAGGCATAGAATCTGGGAGCTTCTTGCTCGGTGATGCCCAACTGTTTGACCATGTTTATATACATGCCCGGTATCACTGTTTCACGACCAAACGCGAAGGCCGCGGCCACCACATGTGGCTTGCCTGAGCCGACGAATCCAAAAGTGCTTTCCATGAAAGCGCGACTAGGTGCAGGGGCTACGGCCATGGCTTCGTATAACCCCACAGAGTGTATGCGTTCGACGAAGTTTAGCACACGAGTGGGGTCGGCGCCAATCTCTTCCATGGCTTCGATGTAGAGATCGAAGTGGCTGATGTATCTGCCATCAAAACAATCGCTTTCTTCGGCTACCATGATGGAGTTGATGAGCCGGGCGGCGCCATTGCGGGTATGTTTGGTAGGAATCCAAGGTACTCCACTGGGCGCCACTGAATTTTGTAGACTCTTGACCAGGCTCATGAAATCCCATACGCAGTAGACATGGTGCTCCATGAATGTGGCCAATTGGCGTTTGTTCTCTAGGACATCAGTGGTCAGTAAAGGATGATTCTCTAAGCGACTTTGGTGTTCGCGGAGAGTATCAAGATTCAGCATCGCCTTTTCCTTGATCGGATTTCTTGGCCCGGGGAGGTTGGAAGTCTTTGGCGATCTCGGCCTGGATCAAGGCCTGTCGGATCACACCTCGGTCTGGATGATTCCATAGACGAGCGAAGTGTATCTTGTACTGCTTAGATAGTTTAAAGTTTTTGTTTGGTGTTAACATTTATTCCTCTTTCATGAATCCTGTGAAATTGACAGTACATAAGTCTGTCATTCCGCCATTGACAGTGACATGTGGTACTTGATCGTCCCATATCATGCCTTCTCCTGTTTGCCAACCGGCGCTGGCGTAAAGTGTACCATCGACCACATACTGTGTCATCTGCCCGATATCAAAAGGTGTGGCATAGATCACGGCTCGGACCATTCGATCGGTTTCATCGGGAAACTCTGACCGTAATTTATGGAAAGTGTCAGAGTGCAACGGGATAGTGGATCCCGGTGGTATCACTATGCTAGAAATAGTCTTGACATCGAACCCGAGATCGCCGCTGATCTTTTCCATGTTAAACTCCTCGGTGTCCCACCATAGTTGATGCATGCGAGTGTTTTCTAGGCAGTAGGTCTTGGGAAAAGTGGCATCGTCGCGATACATCTTTGTAGCGATCGAGCTGGTCTCGTTGACTCTGTGATCGGCGGTGGCGAATCTGCTCAGATCAAAGTCCACTTGTATATTTTTCAACATCTTTGTTTACCTATTCAAAAGTTTTAGATTTAATACAAAATTTTCAACAGTGAGTTTCACTATCATCGACATCAAGGTTATGTCTCTGTCTTGCTGGCCGATGTTTTCAAACATCTCCATGAGATTCAATGCGATAAGTCGATATGCTTGTTCTTCGTCGATGGCCAACATTCCCCAGTCTATGGGGTCTTCGGTTTCTATTTCGCGTGCGATTTCGATCAGTTGATCGACAGTGATTTTCATCTAGCGACGCTCGCGTCCAAGTCCCTTGTCTGATGTGGTTTTTGTAGATTTTGTTTTGGGTTTTATTTCTACTCGCTTGCCAGTGACGGCTGCGGGTGCTGCCACGGGCTTTGATGGTGCAGAAGGTTTGCCGGCTCCGGTAGAAGAACCGCCCACTGGCTTCAATGATACTTTAGGCATGGCTTCCGATTCTGGAGCATAGATATATGTGGTATCGACTTTGACCAATCCCTTCATGCTAGGATAATCACGGAAATACTGTGCCGACTCACTGTTGACATCTATCATTAATATGCCATCAAATCCCGAGTAGGCTTTGTAATTTTCGTAACCGACATTGAGTATAGCATCGCGTATATCCTCGGCCGAACCCGACATCAAGGCTTGTTGAAATTCGGTATTATCTGTGTGATTGAATAATCCGTCAGCAATAGCCTTGGTAGTAGCTTGTAACAATTTTTTATCAATCAAAGGACGGATGCTATCTACCCACCCCGGAGTGCCGGTACGGCTAGTAACGATACCGATATATGTTGGGATTGGGCCACTGGGGTCTTCCCCTGTACTCTTAGTGATAGCATCTACGATAGTTCTTTTTATACCTGCCATGTCCATAGTAGCTTTGCGAGTATTGACCCAACGGCCACCGGAGACGTCTTTAGCCTTGATTTCTACTGCCTGATCCCTTACTTGTATGTCACCACCGCCGGCAGTGCGGCCGCTCCAGGAAATCTCGGGGCTCAATACAGCCAAGGCTACTTCGCAAGGTCCAACACCCTGGCTCACCAATGAAGTTGACAGTGCTTTGAATAATTCAACATTAAATCCGGGTCCTACTAGGTCGGCAAAACTGTGGCCTTTGCCGTCAAGCAATTTCTTTGTGTCTACGATGCCTTTGGGAAAATCTTCCAGGAACTTGTTCTTTTCCTCGATGGGAGATTTGATCTTTAAGATGATGTCAGCGATCTGCTCTACGAAACGCTTGGCATCGGCGTCTTTGCTGATGATGTTCTCTATACGCTCTTCGATGTTGCCAGCTTTGAGGGTGTCAATGACTTTTTGTAGTAGACGCTCGTCGTCGGTGGACTTGACGGCATCTACTGCTTGTGCTTTTAGATCGGGATCTTCGAAGATTTGTAATAATTCGCGCATGATAGTGTATTTATTCCCAACGCTCAATATCACTTTCTTCGCAACGATCGCCATACTGTATTTCCACGATCTTGCAGGGCTCTTGGGAAAGGTTGATAAGACGATGCCATTCATCGCAGGGCACATGATGATTTTCGTGTGTTTTTAATAATCTCGGTGGCAAGTTATACCCGTTGGGCATCCTGCTTTCCACTACTACTTCTCCCGAAGTCACATGCCAGTACTCTGACCTCCCTTGGTGCCGTTGTAGGCTGATGCCTTGTCCGGGCTCGATGGTGAGTTCTTTGACCTTGGTGCCCGGAACTTCGTGCAACACCCGATAATACCCCCAGGGACGCTCGGTCTTGGGGGCTTTCCATTCTTCTAGGATCCACGAACTGGAATTGGCTTTATCAAAACCACCTACACCAAATGCGAATTCGAGATTATCGTCTTCCACATCCATCTCTGGGATATTTTTTTCGGTACGGTCTCCACCGTTGGCAAATATCAATTTTGCACCAGGATAGTGTGCTCGCACTTGTTGTATGAAATGTCGAGCCGAGCTATCCTCGTCGTCGAAAGTATAGACTTCGTCCACCATGGATAAATTGTTGGCGACACAAAGTCGTTCATTCCAAGGCATGAAAGCGCGACCTTTTTTCCGAATCAGCCATTCGTCAGAGTTGAGTCCCACGATCAGCATGTCGCCTAACTGTCGAGCAGCTTTAAAATATAAGATATGCCCGCTATGCAAAGGGTCGAACCCGCCGGTCACTAGTACGATCGTGGTCATCGGTATCTGTAAAAGTTTTTGTCAAGCCAGGGATACACGAGATCTTCCTGGCGCATGTATCCAAATTGTGTGATAGAATTAGCTGCCGAATCGTTGAATGCTCCGTCTTCAACTAACTGATACAATGTAGTGGTATGGTGATCATAGGGTTTGCGCATCTTATAGACTCCAGCATAGATCCAACCGTCGTTGCGATAGAAATACGCATCGCGGCAGTCGAATCCGGCCAGTGCCAAGAGATGTATGATCTGCACGATGCTAAAATTCTGTAATGCATGATTATAGACGCGTCCCACTTGTCGACCCTGTAATACTCCCGACGACTCGGGCACCATCAGAACCAGCATTCCGTTATCGTTGAGTAACTTGTTGCATCGTTTCAGCACTTCGAAAGGATTAGCGATATACTGCAGGACATCGTGACACCAAATCAAATCCATCCTGGTAGGCAACTCGAGATTCTCGATGTCGCGCTCGGTGGCTATGATATTAGAACAATCTTTTACTGTGCTGTCAAATCTCGTGATATCTTTGTCTACAGCATAGACTCGATAGTTGCGTGGTTCCGGGGGGTCGTCTCGAGTCATTAACTTTGCCCACCAAACAGAATCTAGGCCAGCACCACAACCAAGATCACAGATGGTGTTGATACTGTCAAGGAAACTGTCGTATTGATGTATGAGATCTAAAACATAACGACTGTGTTCGTGACTTCGATGATTACTAATGAATGGTTCCATGTTGTAAGGTTTCTATGATGACTTTTTTCTTGTATTTCGCTAGGCGTGTTTCAAATTGATAGCAGGCATCAGCCAACTGCGATGAGGATGTTTTGTCAAACGAATATCTACGCAACAGTATCGCCCACTCTTCGATGATCTCTCTGGCATATTCGAGATCAACTGACGATACCAAGTCAGTTTTAGGCCTGGCATTCTTCACTGTCTGCCACTCTTCTAGCAACGACTGACTCCATGCCACGAAATCGATTGCAGGTTTCATACCTGTACATCCTCCATGCCCGCTGTACGCAATCGTACTATGTGCCCCAACATCCATTGTTTGTTTTCGAGTCCTTTCATCATGCCCAACCATTTGTTACGGAGCAAGGCCACTTCATTGATGATGGTCTCAAAGTCGATGACTTCGTCCTCGCCATCCACATATTTTTCTGCGTCTCGGCTAGTGAGGCTACGAGCATAGGCTTCTAGATATTTCTGGAAATGTTTCCGGCGTATCTTCCTCAGCTGTATATTAAGGAACTCCAGCACTGCTTCGATCTCTTGCAATTGATTGAAACGATGCTCGGTGATGCCCGGCATCTCTTTGAGGTTTTTCTCGACCAAGCCGCTGATCCTGGCATCTCCTTTGGCCACAGATAACTCTCCTTCGTAGTAATCGATAAAAGGAGGTATGTTACTGAGATCACCGACTATCTTGTTATACCACATTTATATATCCAAATAAGGGAATAAAGAACGCCAATCAGTGCCGCGGCGTCGATCGATTTCGTCAAGATAAACTTTCATCTTATCGACTTCTCCACGATTGAACTCCGTGGCATCCAACCTTGCTTTCATGCCTTCCATGCGCTGTCGAGCTTCTCTCTGGTCGAATGTATCAGCTGGCATGGCCGCGAATATCCTACGCCAATCATCCTGCCAAAACTCTCCGCCATAGATTTCTGGATGCAGATAACTGTGTCCAGTGGCATATTGGAAATAATGACCGATGTGTCTAGTATCATTATTACTGTAAAAAGTGATTTTGTCAATGAGTTCTGGCATCGTTCTCATAGTCAATGGTGTGACTGTTTGATTCACATTAAGGGTGATCCATTCTTGTTCAGCAACCCAAGCGAAGTTGCGTTCAAACAACTCGAGGTCTAGTCCCGATCGTGTGTACTCAATCTCGTCGCCCCAGGCATCTATGCTGGCGGTGAAATCGAAGCGCGATATCTTGTCCTGTTCGTACAATCTTTCGATGTCGCCGATGTACTTGCGGAACACCTTCTCTGGCACACTGAAGTTGGAGAATATACCTAACTCGAGATTGGGATTGGGGTGTTCGTCGAGTATGCCAATCACCCTCTCGATCAACTCTTTCTGTACTAATGTCTCTCCGCCCAGCAGATGCAACCTACGCAGTTCGTGCCCTTTGCGCTCTAACCAAGAATAGAACTTTTCAAGATAGAGATCCTGTTGTTGATTTTTATTGGGATTCGAAGCCGGGATGAATACGCCACCTTTGCGGAAATTACCAAACTTGATGTTTTCTTGTTCGATCTTGGAGCTCAGCCAACTAGAACAATACACACAGGCCAGATTACAGGTGTTCTTGGCAAATATTTCTACGATGCGTGGTGTAACATGTGTGGCTGTGGGATCCGTGTCAAGTTCGGGTGGGGTGAGTCCGGGTATGTCTAGATTATGCTGTCGATCGCTCCAGCCGCCGGCCAGCTCAGTGTCACGGCAATACTCACATCCGCGGCCAGGCCATTCACCGCGCAACATGGCTTCGCGGTCGAGTATCTTTTCTGGTAAGTTATGGAAATCGTCAAACTGCTCCAGAGTCATGGGCCACATCTTCACACGGTGGCAAGACGACGAAGCACCATGATTCAACCATATGGTGCTCCATGTCCATTTACTTTGGCATGCTGTTTCTGTCTTGATCGGGAAGAAGTCTCGATCACCGAAGACTTTGGCGGGTTTGATCTTGGCCATCAGTCCTCGTCGTAATCGTAGTCTTCTTCATCCTCTTCTTCATCGTCGCTGTAGTCGCCGCCATATTCCTTCATGGCACGCTCAAGATAAGAGTCATAGGCAGCGAACTCTTTGAGATCGCTGTCGTTTAAAAAATCAACCAGCACACTGACGATGTTGTCAGCGGCTGCTTGGCGTTCCTTGGCGGGAACATACTCTTTCATGACCCCATACAGTTCGGTAAGTGCGTCAATGCTCATTTATGCTTCCTCGAGATCGCCGGCGGGTTCATCAACGGGTGCAGATTCTGCACGATGTGGGTTGGCCACGAAATCGCTCATGACTCGGTCAAGGATGCCTTCTTCGTTGCGTTCCCAGGCTTTGCGGAACTCTTTGACTTCTTCGCCGGCTGCTGTGACATATTTAAGCCTGTTACCATCTTTCTGCAACAAACCTTTGCCTTCGAAGAGATCTACCAGTCCTGAGTAAGGGTTCATGCCAGTCTCATAAGGGATCTTGACTTGGACTGACTCAAAAGGCTTGGCATAGCGTGTTTTCATGATCTTACAACCAGCACGGATACCTTTGACTTCGGAGATCTTGTTGCCGTCTTCGTCCTCTTTGAGCTTCATCTTCTTCATAGCGACTACGATAGAAGAAGCATAGATAAAGCCCTGTCCGCCCGAGATCTTGTCATCGGGGTCAAACATGTCTTGGCTGGCGTAGGTGTGGTTAGTTGCCACTAGCCCGATGTTGAGACTACCAAACATGTTCACGCAATTACGCACCAGAGCAGTCAGCGATTTGGCTTTACGGCCCAGGTCACCTTTCATGTCACCGGCTTCGAACTGGTTCACATCAGTGGGAGTCAGCATCATGCCCAAAGAGTCAAGCACGAACATGACTTTGGGACGCTGGTCTTCGGGTAGCGTCTTGTATTCTTTGACGAACTCAGAAACCATCTTGGCCACATCGTCGATCATGGCCATGTTGAGTTTGAGTAGTTTGTCTTCGGAAGTATCTACACCTAAGGCATGTAGCCAGGCTTCGTCGAGTGCGTTCTCTGTGTCGATTAGGATCACATAGATGCCTTGCTGTTGTGCGTGTCGCACCAGGTTACCGGAACAGATAAACGATTTACCTGCGCCAGACTCGCCAGCGAACACAGTGACTTTACCCAGCGGAACTCCTTTGTGGAAGTCGCCAGAGATAAGATAGTTGAGAGCATAGTTGCCGGTGCTGATCCAGTCTGTGGGGTCATTGAAACCCACACTGATACCGTCAATGCTCTTGGTGATTGATTTACGGAATTTACTTACGTCGAATGGTTTGCCCATAATTGATCCTCATTAGTAGAAACGGGTGGGACAGATCCCACCCGGTGTGCTCATATTACTTCTGGCGATTACGGATCATCGCGAGGATGTCTTCGGCTTTCTGACTTGAAGGTTTGGCTGCGGCCACAGGAGCGGCTGCTACAGGTGCGTCCTCTTCGTCAACTTCAAACGGAGCAGACTGTACAGGAGCGGCTGCAGGTGCCGGAGCGGCCTTGGCTACTGGAGCATCTTCTGCGGCTGCGGCAGCATTGCCACCGCCAGTGAAGCCAGCGGGCTTGTAGTAAGCACCCCACTTGTCGGGATCATAGGCTTGACCATCCACAGATGCTTCAAACATCTCTTTCATGACTTTCAGC